GCTGATTGGAATCGACAAGGTAATGGACTCGTACTACTAATTACTATCTTAGTATCTATATTGCTTGCCATCACAGGTACACGGAAAGATCCTGTAAGAACTGAAGGATCTCCGATAAGTGGAGGAGCTTCACCAACGATAACTCCGTTATATGGATAGGTGTTTGTGTCTCTACTTGCAGGAGTAACCTTTAACTCAAAGGCTGATGAATCATCAAATATTACAGTCCATGTTCTCATCTGTAGTTTTGGCCCTGCTGCTAATGCGACACCACCACTTGAGGGTTGCTCTTTTATATATGGAGTGCTGAATTCATAGGTCATTTCATACCTATTACCAATAAAGAATTTTGTATTTCCTAAGTCACCAGGTACTGTGATCGTTGTACTTGTTTGAGCATCAATACGATCAATAGGTTCAACAACTTGTCCATGTCTTAATGTTATAAGTTTTAAAAATGTATAAGTATTAGATGTTGATGTTGCAGTGACGGCTAGCTTTACACCTGCTGGAAGTGTTTTCTTATTCGTGCCTGCACCTCTTAGAGATTCAGGGAAGGAGTTAATTGTAATGTTATCGGAAGTTGATCCTAATGTTCTTGCATTAGTAGCTACACCACTGCTATTAACTTCTATTCCTGTCGCATCCTCAATTGCTATAACAGTATTGTTAGCAGGCATTGTGGATGGAAAGCTTTGTTTGTCGGCATAAGCGTCTGAGTCATGTCTGCCTACGATGACGATATCATCATTAGTTTCTATTGGATAAGGAAGAGTAATAACAGTCTCAACCCCTAACGCACCAGCATTATTAAGTGATAGTGATACACCTGTTTCTGATTCAGTTGTCTTTCTATCTAGTAGTATTTCTATCTCTGTTCCTGCATCAATTTGCTCTGGCCTTAGTGATACTTTCTCAAGATAAACACCAGATTGAGTACTTGATCCATCGGCATCATATTCAATAAGAAGATATAAATCACTACCATGAACTACACCTCCAATAATTTTTCTATTGTCGCCTTTAAGTTCCCAATAGGACCATGCTGATTGTAACTTTGTATCTTCTTCAAAGAAGAACTTATAGATATAAACTCTTTTAGGTTGATCAGCACTAATCATTACAATTGCTTCTTCTGAAACAGCAGAAATTAATGTGCAAAGATTGTCATCAATAAATCTTGGAATGCTTGAAGTAACGTCTTCAGATAAAGGAACTGAACCACTGGAATCAGGCAAGAAGAACTCTCTTAATCCACTAAAGTTACCTTTAGGTGTAGCGAAATATGTGTTACGACCTACCGCAATAGGATCGACAGATTCAACTATGTCATAAGAAGTTATCTGTGTGATTGTTGCTGTCTTTGGAGTAACCGCAGAACCTACATTTAAACCTGCATCAAATCTAAATTGAGAGTGTCTACTAAATAAAATAAGTGTGTTAGCAAAAGCGATACTAGATGTTAATAAGTTAATAGATGTACCACCTGTACTTAAATCAACAGGGTCACTATCAAGAGTAGTCTGAACAGTTTCAGGCCAGAATCTATCTTGGTCACTAGAAGCAGATAAGATTATATTTTCATTGGCGAGAAAAACTAATCTATTTCTAAATAAGTTTATGTTTTGAACTGTGTTACCTACGAACGTAGGGTTAGGTGCTGTTGTTTCATCTCCTGCAATACGACCAGACCATGTATGTTTTTTAAATGTATAAGTACCATCTGATTCTTTCACTAATACATGAGGCATTTTTGTTGCATCAAATTCAAAGGGGATACCAGGAGCAACAGTTTCTTTCCAGACTCCATCTCCGTAATCACCGACACTAGGACTTGTTTTATTTAGTGTGAACTTAACGTAGTAATCATCGTATTCAGTAGCTTGAGAACCTTGTAGTTTAACAATGAAACCTTGATAAGCTTTTACAGGTAAATCATTTAGATCATCAACGACATCTTTAATTGATTTAGTATCTTCTCCTGTCTTAGAATCTTTGCTTGATAATGTATAAGAACCTCCATCATCTTTAACAATTTTAATAATATAATCATCGTTAGTTACAGTAAAACCTGCGACTCCTCCTGCTGTATTCTTGTCTAATTTCGCAGCTAACTTATCTGCAATATCAACAGTTGAAAGTTCTTGATCTTGCTTGTATGTGCAATTCCCAGAGTACGCACTCCCTGAGCCGTTTGAAGGTACGCTCCCTAACGTAAATGTGTCAGCAGTAACTCCGATACATGGATAAGTACCTGCTGGAGAACTAGGAACAGATGTAAAAGAAATTTCAACGTCATCACCGGACGCTACGCTATGAGTAGCAGCAGTTACAACGATAGTCGTAGCGCTATTTGCCTGCTGGTAGGATGCTGATACATCTTTTCCTCCTGCTGGAAAAGTTCTATATGTTTTTGTTGTACCATTTAGAGTAATACTATATTCCGTGTCGTAGTTCGCACCTTTAATAAAGACCATTGACTGAGTAGCTGAACCCGTTCCTCCTCCTTGCATGTGAGCAGGTGAGGTGGTGTTTGCCATTGCAACTTCCGTTCCTCTATTCGTAATGAATGTATAGTCAGCAAGAGAAGCTACTCTGAATTGTTCAGAAGGAATTCCTGTTGTATTTAAATAAGTAAGACCATCAGGGGTAGCTATAGTTGCAATATTTCCTTGCAAATCACATACTTTTATATTCCCATTCTGAATAATAATGATGTACTGTGTTGCTCCATCTCTCTCCACTAAATGAACGAATGGTCTAGTTGTTGATTTGTTTTCTGTAAATATATTTTTAAGATGATAAAGAGGCGGTCTTTTCTTTAGTCCTTCAACTGGGCTAGACATGCAATTGATAACTTGTTCTGCTTGTGATGCCAGTCTCAATGCAGGAGGTTGTTGGCTAACTCCATTAATGAGGTTAGGTATAGAAGAACTGATTAAAGGCATGACTATCTAAGAACAGTACGACTTGGTTGATAAGTTTGAAAGACTCCTGTGTGATTAGGATTACCTCTGATCATATTGTGATCGCCTGCATTGTTCTCTTCTTCTAAGAACAAAGCTTTAGCTTCTGCCTCTGCTGTGATATTTATTTGTGCCAAATCTGCACTACCTAAGATTTGATCTTGCAGTTGTCTTCCTGCTCTAACCATGATGTATTGACGGGCATGCTCAGGTAGGTCAGTCCAGTTAAGAATATAAGTTACATCTGCTGTTAGGTCTTCATCAAAGAGAGAAGTGTTATTACGTCTGTCGTATAGCTTTGATCCTCTTTGTACGACCTCAAGATCTGGGTACTCATAAGGATCAATTTTCACTCTGCTTATATCTGAACTCAGGTTAATTTCTTTTGATGAATCTCTTGTCAAAGTTCTTTCGTAGTCAGTATTGAAGGACCATCCTTCTGCTTGTACTGTCTTGCTGACTTCAGTAAGAGAATCGTTGGCTTGTCTTGCTAAACCGAACTGACCCTCAAGACTATTGACAGGTGCTTCACCTAGCATTCGCAGTACTTTATTAACTGCTTCTAGTTCTGAAGTTAGATTAAGTCCCATAAGAAAAGAGGGGGCATATAGCCCCCATAGTAATTAGCTGGTTGCCCAGTAGATTTCGATAGCACAGTCTGGACGTAGTACTCCAGTACCGTGAGCCATAGAGCCAACCATGAATGTACCCTGCCATAACGCATGTACATCTGATCCTGTTTGCTCCATCTTCAAGTCCATCAACTTAACAGTACCAACAGCTTGCTTGTTAAAGACAAGTCCAACACTGTCTGTGTAGTCAGCGTGGTATGTGTTGTTCTCACCAGTTACAGCAGAACGGTTTGTAGTTGGTAGATGGTTTGACTTGATGATGCTGATACCAGCTACCTTCAAGACTGTTCCATCTGCGTATGCTCCAGAACCACCCCAGTCTCTGTTGAGTACGTCTGTTGTTTGAGCTAACTTGTAGTACTCAGTTGGGCCAAGTACAAGGTGACGACCTTCTTCAGGGATATTGTTGATATCCATCTGCTCGGCTGCTGACCACATAGCAGCAACTAAGTTCGCACCAGTGATGGCTGCTTTGTTAGCTGCAACAATCTTGATACGAGTACCACCAGGTAGGTCAGTATTTGGGTTAGTAGCTGTTCTTGCTGCTTGTGCAACAGTAGCTGCTACGTTCTTGTCAAACGTGTACGCTAATGCGTTACCCATCTCAGTTGTATACTGAGACCTCACGTCATAATGGTTCTTAGCTTCATCAATATCTGCAACGAATACGTTTGATACGAGCTTGTCATCGATGTTGATAACAGCTTCAGCATGCTTGATAGCATTACCTGTAAGCTGTGTACCAGGTGTATGGTACGCTGTGCTGCTTAATCCAATGATAGGAAACTGAGCAGACTTACCAGATGATATCGTGCGTACAGTGTGTAACGCCTCGAACACGGTTGCCTTACGGAAAGCACTTAGTACTTCACCACTAAAGGTCTTAAGAAACAGAGCGTCATAGCTAGTTCCTGTATTGTTTACAAGACCTAGCCGTGAGCTAGTAAAGTTAGCCACGGATAAAAAGAAAGAAAAGGTTTCCCTTCACTATCTCTTCAACGCAGGGTATCCCTCGCAAGGGGCCGTTGTTTATACGAGAAGGTTTAGGTGTTTATATAATACCCCTTACAACACTTTTGAGCGACTAAGTTTTTCTTGTACCTCTCGTCTATATGCCTCATCAGTTGCATATCGTTCATCATTCATAGCTGCTACCACCTGTGCAGTTGATTTGAACTGAGTGGTATTTGCTCTAGGAGTTCTACCTCCGACAAGCTTGGGTTCTCTTGGTGCTTGATTCATATAAGCAGCTTGAATACCAGCGACAGCAATCCTTATTTGATGCGGGTTACTGGTCTTAAGCATAGAGTTGAATGCATCAATTTCTCCTTTATCTAAGTTGCCAGAAGCCCATTGAATCATTTGATTGTAGACCTGTTCACCTCCGAACTCATTTTTAATTGCTGCTACTTCTTTAGCTGCAAGTTGTGAGTCTTGTTCTGCTCTGTACTGCACACCATCTAG